AGCACCTAGCTCGTACAGCTCGTACGGATATTTGCTCGTGGTCATCTCTCTACCTCCCTGCGATTGCCACATCGTAGCAATCGGGGCAGGACGTGCCTGTGCTCGCGGCCATTATTAGTTTACGGTGCACACTGTGACCGCAGTCGCACGCAACCAGTTCAGTCTCGCACCGAGCGACCTGTTTTTTCGCAAATAATTTCGCGTGAGCGTCAACTATCGCCCGGTATTGATCCCACTCCCCACGCGCAGGGCTATAGTTGCCCACCGCGTAGGAAAATTCCCCTAAACCCGTCGCTGCCTGTTCGGGCGTCAGAGTTCCGTTCTGCATCCGCTCGATGCACTCGCGAATCGTCAGTCTCTGCGTTGTCATCTCTCTACCTCCTAGTGGTTTCGGGGGCCGTCCGCCCTCTGCTTGATTACATTGTACGACATCGTCAGACGTTTGTCAAGTAAAAAATGAGGGGGGTCGAAAAAATTAATCGCCGAAGGGGAGGCGGGGTGGAGCGCGGCGGTGCGGGGCGGGATGTTAGGGTTGGCCCGCACCCATAGGGCCGTGGCCTCGATCACGAGGATGCGAGGCCCGACCTTCACCGCGCCAATGCAGGTTCCATATGTGTCTCCAAGTCTGGATTTAACACGCTCCATTCTGTTGGGGCAGTCCCAGGTATACCGGCAACCGCTCTCTGCTCTCACAATGGACGGCAGGACGAGCGCCACTATAAGGATCACGAGCCACATGATGCGCATCTTGTCACCTCCAGTTTACACAGCGCCGTTTGTGTCAAGCGGCGCTGGTGTTGGGTTTACACAATTACCGTGACATCTCTCATATAACCCTTGACTTCGGTGCGGAATCCTATATATAATGAAGATATTTACAAGTGTAAACCGACGAGGCAAAAAAAAGAGGCTGGCGGACATGTCTATGACGGAACAGATGATACGTGCCAAGACCGCGCTGGCCCGGGCGGGGCTGACCATCACGACGCTCGCGCGTGAGACTGGGTACACCCGGCAGTGGACGAGCAGGGTGATGTACGGCCATGAGGCAAGCCCGCCTGCCCGCGCTGAGTTCGCGAAGAGGCTACGCGCTCGCGTGGCGACGATCTGGCCGGACAAGGCGAGTGGGATAGTATGATCGGATTATACCGAATCCGGCAAACCGCGTCTACTGTTTTTTTGCAATCGCCTGCCAATCCAAAGGTGGCTACTGAATGAGTCAGTGCGGGTGCGGGAATCAGACCGGGGCCGGGCAGGAGTGCTGCTTGCGCTGTTCTTTGGATATGAAGGCCGTGTTTGTTGTCGGGGTGAGCTTCCGGGCGCGCCCAAGGATGCTCAAGCGCTTGGACGAGTTGGCAGAGGCGTCCGGGCGCACGAGGCGTGAAGAGTTGCAGACGATGATAGACGACTATTTAGACCTGGGAGAGGATCTATGGATAGCCGAAGAGGGCGGAAGCCAGGAGGCCAGTGCATCGCGTGCCCAGGAGCCCGGTCGTGTGATGTGGTCAAGATGATGACGGCGGGTCAATCAGTGACCAGATGCGGGGTCAGAAATCGGTTGACGGGAGTTTTCGGCGCGAAAACCCCCGTTTCCGTCGCGAAAAGTACAGCAGACGGCAAGAACGGGCGCGGAAACGCGGGGAGACCCGGATTAGGGGCGCAAAATGGGTAGACCAGTAGATGATGGGCTCGATTGGTTCCAGCACCAAACCAGGCACGGTAAAACCATCTATATTCTGGAGCAGCGATACGGCAATGATGGTTATGCCGCGTGGTTCAAAATTTTGGAGATACTGGCAACAACGCAGGGACACGCATACAACGTAAGTGCTGATTGTAACTGGGAATATCTGGTGGCCACGTTGCGCGCGGAGCCCGAGCGGGCAAAGGCGATCATAGACCTGCTCGCCCGGTTGGATGCTATAGACAACGAGTTGTGGATTGAGCATCAAGTAATATGGTGCCAGAAGCTCGTGGATAACTTCCGCGAGACCTACCGCAAGCGCCGCCGCCCGCTCCCAACGAAACCAGAGTTTCCGGCGCGTAAACTAGGGTTTTCGTCGCGGAAACCAGAGTTTCCGCCGCAGAAAGTACAGCAGAGTGCCGATGACCCCGAGTTTCCGCGGATTTCCGCCGCAGAAAGTACACAGAGTAGAGTAGAGAAGAGAAGAGAAGAGTATAAAGAAGACTGCCCCCCCCCTCCCATCGATCACGATCAGGATACTATCAGTCCTGATAATCAGCTAGACCTCAGCCAGAAAGACCAATCAGCCCTGAGCGTAGACCCGAGGCTCTACATCCTGTCCACGATTCCGCATTATCCATTGGATGTGGCGAAAGACAGGGGAACCCTGAACGAGCTTTCAGCTGAGTTCCCCAACATCGACACCCTGAGCCTACTCAGGAACTGGAAGACGTACCTGACCAATGACGGGTGCGAGCTGAAAAAGACCAGCAAGGCGAGGTCGCAGCTCAGGAACCAGTTTGTATCAGCGAATAACCGAGGCAAACACCAGAAGGAGGGTGCCCCAAGTGGAACAAACGCTACAGGACGCACAGGACAGGCTCATGGAGCGCCGGGCTCAGGCGGAGGAGACAACGGCAACGGACGCGGAAAATACGCTGGAGTTGGTGAAAAGCTCGATCTCGGCAGGACGACACAATGACGCCCTGGCGGCAGCGGATGAGCTGAGGGGCACGGGCGCGGCATGGGAAGAGGCGCGCGCGCTGCTCGCCGCAAGCCCCCCGGTCGTGATATGCCAGGTTTGTGGCGAACCGAAGAGCGTCAGGCTCTCGGATGTGACCGCCAACTACGTGAGCCACTGCCAGACGTGTGCGGAGGTGGCAGCCGCCACACGCGAGCATCAGGAGGCAGTAGAGCGCCGGAGAGTACAGCGCTGGATGGAGGGCAACTCCGAGCAGATGATGGCCAAGGCGGGGGTTTACAAGATATACCAATCCGCCAAGATGGCTGATTTCCACCCGCACACCCTCGCGCCGGGATCGTATTACCTGCACGGCACGCCCGGGGTCGGTAAGACGCACATGGCCGTGGCGCTCATGCGTGAGTGGATGATTCAGCACCCGATCAGAGACAACGGGCACTGGATGCCCCCCAGTGGCAGATTCTGGACTGTGCCCCGGCTCCTCGGATACCTCAAATCCACGTTCGGCAAGGGGGGCGGCGAGGGGCCGAAGGAGTCTGACATCATCGAGCGCCTGATCTCGCTGGATATTCTCATCCTGGACGACCTCGGGGCCGAGCACTCGGGTGATTGGGCCTCGACCGTGATATACAACGTCGTGGACGGCAGGTACGGCGAGGGCCGCCCGATCATCGTTACGTCCAACATAACCCTCGATGAGGTCAGCAAGCGCCTGCACGACCGCATGGCGTCCCGGCTGACGGGTATGTGCCGGACTTTGCATATCGAGGGGCCAGACCGGAGACTACAACAACAGGAGGAGCAGAGATGACACCGAAAGTGCTGACGATACGATTTGGGGCGGGCAAGCGGCTCAAGGGGAGCGGGGCATACGCTGGAGGGTACGAGATCGAGGCCGAGGACAACACCCCCGAGATGAGGATGCTCGCCGCTGCCTTGGACGGTGAAGTGCTGGTCTGCATGACAGAGGCGGACTACAGGGCGCTCACGGGCGAGGGGCAGGTGAAGCCCGTGGACGAGATACTGGTGCGCCATGCCATTGACCGGATGCGCGAGGTTGCGGACGAGCTGGAGGGGGAGTTGCCGAAGTGCGGGTCGGGGCCGGAGTGTGGGACGATCAACCTTGTCCATCGCGGGCCGACGCCCGAGCCTGTGTGCCTCGGGGTTTTCTCCGGGCCGGGCCCGGTCGCAATGGACGCAGGAGAGCCTGACGCAGGTATCCGTAACGACGAGGCCGAGGAGGCGGGGGAGTGACACCACGGGGGATGTTAGCAACGGGGATTATCCACAGCTTCCCGTGTGACGGGAATCCACCGCCATACCTCCGCATGACTCAGGGGGAGGCCCGCATGGGCACGTACAAGCGGCCCCCGAAAAGCGCACGCGCGTACTCCAAGTGGCTCATGATCCACCGCTACAACACGTACAAGCAGGCTCTGGCCGCCTCAATGGCGCATCTGGAGTTCGACAGAGGGCCGAAGTCGCGCGAGGCCGCGCTGTTCGTCCAGGTCTTCGCGTGGTTCGGCGACCGCACCCACGGAGACCCTGACAACGTGCTCAAGGGGGTTCTCGACGCGCTGTTCGCCTCGGACAAGCACATTGTCAGCCAAGTGGACTACGGCTACGATCCCACTCATCCGAGGGTGGTTATACGAATCACCGAGGCCCGGACGGGCATACCAGCATGGGCATTGCCCGAGGGTGCGGGCGGATGAACTGCATCCCGGACCCAGTAGACGGCCCGGACGGCAGAAAGCTGTGCCCACGGTGCGGGGCTGCGTTGGCCCCGGATGATATGACCGAGCACTGTAAGGCGCTCAGGTGCTGGATTTGCGGGTACATGCACTATCACGTAGGGATACGCGCACGGGAGCCGAGGGACGCGCATGGGGTCTCACCTCGCGGACGAAAAAAATACAAGCGGCTGAACGATGCAGACCGGGCGAAAGTGGTCGAGATGAAGGCCCAGGGGTATAAATCGGCAGACCTGGGAGATCTGTTCGGGGTAACAGAAGAGACGATCAACAACATTTACCGGGAGCATAAGCAGGCTGAGGCCGTGGAGCCATGAAGAAACCGCCCGGGAAGAATCGGCAGAGGACAAGCCCTGCACAGATGAGATTGACCGAAAAGGAGCACGCGCTGGTCGAGATCATGCGGCAGAACCCGGATATATCCGTCATGGAGGCCGGGAAACGAGCCGGGTATTCCGAGAGTTACTCCAGAACATGGCTCGGCCCTGACAAGTTCGGCCCGGACGGGAAACTTCGCGAGTTTTTCGTCGCGGAGTGCGAGCGGCAAGGAGTTGGGATGGAAGCCCTTGTGCGCGTGCATCGGGAGGCACTGGATGCCAACGTGGTGCTCTCCGTGGTGCCCGGGAAGGCAGGTAAGCCCGAGGATCAGCCCGGGAACACTGGCAAGGCAGGGACGGCCGGGAGTTCGAGCGTGGAGTTTATTGAGGCTCCTGACCACAAGACGCGGCTGCTGGCCGCCAAGAGTATCGCCAAGATAATTGGGTTGGAGACGCAGCATATCGGGGTGGACGTAAACATCACTGGGCAGATGGAGACCGTCGAGCGGCGCAAGCAGGCTGCGATGCGCATTCGCGCGGGGGTCGAGGTGGTGATAGTGAGCGAGGATGCAGAGCAATCATGAAAATAGCACAGTTCCGAATTCCGGGTGAAACCATCCGCAAGCACGCGCTGAGGCCGGACATCCGCGCCTTATTCAACATGTTCGTCGTGGTTGGCTTGTCGTATGATTTTTCCACCGATACCTACGTCTACCATGTTGCCGCGCCATTCCTCGATGAGGTGGACTTGGGCTGCGAGATCCCTGAGATCACAGGCGAGGGCACCTACTGCGAGGCAGTCCACGAGGTGTCTGTCAAGATCATCGGGCAGGGGGGGAAGGTGCTTGAGGAGGCCGTTGTAGACTGGGACGGCCCGAGGCCGACATGAAAGTCCTACCCAACCATGTGCGGCACGTTGTTATTGAGCTGTACGAGATCGACCTGTACGTGGTGGTCGGCAGCGTTCAGTACTTTGCGGAGTTCATGCATAACGAATTCGGCGAGGATGAGGTGGTTGACCCCAAACTGGCGGGCAGGACAATGATGTGGTTTGGGCCGGGGAAGCTCATGATATACATCAAGCGCCCGAGGCTGAAAGACATATCGCATGAGTGTTTTCATGCGGCGTTATTCATCGCTGAGGAGCGGTCGCTTCACTATACGAATGAAGACCACGAACCGTTGGCATATTTGCACGGCTATCTCGTGGAGCAGGTACAGGCTACTATTGCAGAGGCGCGGAGTTGGAAGAAGAAGTCTGCACCCGATAAAAGTTAGAGTGGCGTTCAGGAGGAAGATGTAATGGAAGGCGACTATACCTTTAGGCCGGAGAGGCATCCACTTGTGTATAAGTATGGGGTGACAAAGTCAGGGATAGGGGAGGTCCATGGCCCATTTTTCGACGACTCCCTTGCTGCAATACATACCGTTCGCGTCATCAATACACTAGATGAGGCGATTCGTCGGACCCTTATTGAGCTAGGCTGGACCCCTCCGCCCGATAATCCACCGGATCCGCAATCTGCCGCGGTCTCCGAGGCCGACGCCATCGAGAGGCTGCACCAGCAGTGATGTACTGCCCTGAGATGGACATGCAATGCGACCTGATGGGCGTAGATGACGCCATGGAGGTGTTTGTCTGTAATGCGCCTGTTAACGGCAGTAAGTTCACCTCGGATCTGTATGAGTACTTCGACGAGCTGATGGCTGTGGTTTATCCGGCAGACGCATACTGTTGTCCATATAGGTTTCGTGAGGAGATTCGCTGGAAGGTGGCGTACGCATGACCGAAAAGATCATACAGATGACGCCAGAGGAGTACGAGGAGGGAATGCTATACCTCGACTTCGAATACTACGCGAACACCTACATGTTCATACAGGACAAGGACGGCGAGCTGGTCATCTTCGAGTTCAATACCGCGCAGCGGGCGTTGCACGCGATCATCGAGGATTTGTACAAGCGCGGGGCTCCCGTGCTCATCATCATACTCAAAGCCCGCCAGATGGGCATTTCCACCTACATGAATGGGCGGAACTACTGGAACGCGACGCGTGACAAGAATACACACTGCGTCACTGTGTCCCACGAGCCGCAGGCCACTGACAAGCTGTTCGCAATGATTAAGCGGTTCCATAGCCATTTGCCGGAGGATGAGCGCCCGGAGACTCGCTATAACAATCTGCAAAAAATCGACTTCAACAAAAAGGACGGAAGCGCTGGCGGGCTGGACAGCTCTGTGTCCGTGGGAACGGCTGGAAAGTCCGACTTCGGATCAGGGCAGACTATAACCCACCTGCACCTGTCAGAGCTGGCGAAATGGGCAAGGCATATCGAAAAGGATCTACTCACCAGCCTGTTCCAGGCTGTCGCATTCAAGAACCCGGCTGCAAGCGTAGTGATCGAATCCACGGCGCGCGGAGTCGGCGGGGAGTATTATGACCGATTCTACTCAGCCCGCTATGTGTATATGGCGTCGCTCAAGGACGGGAAGATCCTCATCAAGCTCACGATCAACGAGGCGGAGGATGAGGAGAACGCATTTTGCTCTGTGTTCTTCCCGTGGTTCATCTTCCCTGAGTACCAAATAGAGCCCGGTCCTGACTTCGAGCGCACAGACGAGGAGACGGAGATTGTTGCACTGCATGGGGTGACGGACGCGCAGCTCAAATGGCGGCGATGGGCGATCATCAACAGATGCGGCAAGGACAAGGAAAAGTTCCGGCAGGAGTATCCAGCCTCGCCGGAAGAGGCATTCCTTGGCTCAGGCCGCCCAGTGTTCGACCTGTACCAGTGCCAGGCGCTCAAAAAGGCGCTCGAAGTTCGGCGGCCCATTGCCACGTATGAGCACAATGCCTCGTATGACTGGGTAGCGGAGAAGGGTGGAAGGCTTGAGGTCTACGAGGAGCCACGTTCTGGCATCCCGTACCTGATCTCGTGCGACGTTGCTGAGGGATTGATTCACGGGGATATGACCACGTTCAGCGTGCTCAATCACTACACTGGTGATCAGGTGGCGCACTGGTGTGGCAGTATTGACCCGCTGGAGCTGGCAGATCTGCTCGCGAGCCTCGGGTATCGGTACAATACTGCCCTGCTCGCCCCTGAGCGGAACAATCATGGAATCGCGACAGTCACGAGGCTCGCGACCAAACTGGACTATCCGAACATCTACGCGGAGATGGTAGACGAGCCGCCGAGCAAGCCAAGGAAGCGGTATGGTTGGCTCACGAGCAGTAAGAACCGCAGCCATATTATAGCCACCCTCAAAAAGCTCTTCAACGATGGGGAGCACGGGATCCGCTCGTGGCGCACGGTCGAGGAGATGATGTACTTCATCTACAACGACAAGGGCCGTCCAGAGGGTCAGTCGGGCAAACGGGATGATCAGGTCATGGAATACGCCATCGGGCAGCATGTGCGGCTCATGACACAGCCAGTAACGCCGGAGACGAGGAGAGGCAGCGGCAGCCCGCGGAGAGAAGCCCCAGTAGCAACGAGTGCGGCAGCAGCGGCGACGAGCCGCCGCAAATGGGCAGCGAGACAATAAACCAGTAACAAGAAGGAGGCATAATGGAAAAAGAAGACTTAAAGAGAAAAGGAGGCATCATAGGAAAAGGAAGTTTCACGACGAAAGGAAGTTTCGCGACGAGAGGGATTCAAATACTCAAGAGACTACACAACAATGACGGGCAGCCGTTATTCACACCTGACCAGATCGGGCTCCTCGTGCAGGGCACGGCACCTCTGCATTTGCAGAACAGGGCCGAGAAGACGCTGGAAACCTACGTTAAGGTGCAGCGCGGTCCGGTGCCGAGGAACGAAGTCGAGGCGCTTTATCTGCGGAGAGATGAGTACTACCAGTTCGTCAGCATGATCGAGCCAGCCATGCTGGCATTGCAGCACATCACGAACACGCTCTACGCGATAGAGCGGAAGCTTCAACATCATGGCATCATCCCCGAAGACGTGGAACAGTGGCATACGGAGGTGGCGGATCTGGCCAAGGAGATGCAGGAAGAGATCAATGCCATCATGCGGGCCAAGGCAGAGGCAACAGCAGAGTCTGATGGTGGTCAGGAGCCCGAGGGCATGGCGGAGGAAGCAGGGGCAATTTCTTGACAACTTGTGATCCCTATGTGATAATACTCACAAGAGGACCGCAAGAGTCCCACAATCCCGTCATCCGGGGTTGTGGGGCTTTTTTTGTTGGTTCAAAGGGGGCTGAGAGCTAGAAGATGCTGACTGGCGCGAAAGATAGAAATCTTGGGCCTCCTGGAACGCTGGCCTCTAGAACTCGTCTTCGCACCCCGGACGAACTGACACAATACGAGCAAGCCCCCGTAAATACTATCCAGCCCATACCGCTGGACATGTTGGCGAATTTTATTGAGTCGCAGTTCAGCCGTGCGCGCAACTCCAAGCTCGCAATCAACCAGATACTCCTGGAGTGCAGACGGCAGATCGATGGGCGGTACTCCCCCGAGAAGGAACAGGCGATCCTGGCCGAAGGGAAATCCGGCGTGTTCCTGATGGTCACACAGACCAAATGCCGCGATGCAAAGGCATGGATCAAGGACGTGCTCGGCGGAGAGCGGTCATGGCTGCTCAAGCCAACCCCCATCGCCGACATGCCGGACGACATCCGCAAAGAGGTTATGATGTACGCGGTGAAGTCCGCCCTTGCCGAGGTCATGGTAGCGGCAGCTCAGAGCGGGGCAGCCCCGACCAGTGAAGGATTCATGGCAGCGTATCAGGCCAAGATGCACGCCATTGAGCCGCAGATAAAGAGCGCGGAACAGAAGGCAGCCGAGAAGGCCGGGGATAAGATGACCCGCCTGATCGAAGACCAGCAGTCCGATGGAGAGTGGCACAAGGCACTCGCAGCGTGCATCAGCGACGTTGTGGAGTATCCGGCAGCCATCATGCGGGCCAGCTATGCTCGCAAGCTCATGCTGAACCGCAAGCAAAACCCTGCCGGACTGCAATTCAGCTTCGAGCCCAAGACCATCAGGACGTTCACCCGCATCCATCCGATTGACTTTTTCCCGGCTCCCGAGACAGTACGGTGCGGCGACGGTACGCCGATCTGCATCCGGCTCAAGCTCGCGCGCAAGGATATGCAGGAGCTGATAGGTGTGCCCGGGGCCAAGGATGATGTGATCCGGGAGATTCTGGATGGACATATGGAGGGACAGTCTTTCAAGCTCCATGCTGACGGCGATTCGGAGATGGCGCAGCTTGACAAGAAGAGCGTCACCAGCGAGATGGAGAACCTGATCGAGGGCGTGGAGTTTGAGGGTTGGGTGCCGGGCAAGGTATTGCGCCAATGGGGCATGGATGGCGTGGAAGATCCATCCATCGATTACTTTATCACCGCATACATGGTTGGACGCAGGATTATCAAGGCTGTGATTGACCCTTTGCAGAACGGCATGAGCAAGTTCAGCTCAGCGAGCTTTGAGCCCTCGAACGACAGCATATGGGGCAAGGGCGTGCCGCAGCTCATCAAGGGCGAGCAGAACGGGTGCAATCAGGCCGCCAGGTCGATCAATGACAACGTGGCCATCGCATCCGGTCCACTGACTGAGATCAACAAGGATCGGCTCGCAGACGGCCAGACGGTCACGGACATCTACCCGTGGCAGGTGATCCTCACAAAGGACAAGAACATTGATGGCGGGCAGGTAGTTCGCTATTATCACGCGCCTATGCATGGGGCTGAACTCATCAGCGTGTATGAGCATTGGCTGAAGCAGGCTGACCAGCAGTGCGGTATCCCGTCCTTTGCCCACGGTGATTCGCAGGTCGGCGGGGCCGGGAATACTGCGTCAGGGCTCTCGATGCTTATGTCCGCCTCGGGCCGTGGCGTCAAGCAGGTTATCGGGTACCTGAACAATGACCTGATCACCCCCCCGGTGGAACTATCGTTTGTTCATAATATGTTGATGTGGCCGGACGAGTCGGTCAAGGGCGACGTTCAGGTTGAGATCAAGGGCACGGAAGCTCTTATGATGCGCGAGCAGCAGATTATCCGCCTCAATGAGTTCCTGACCCGCGTACTCAGCTCCGAAATACTCATTCAGATCCTTGGGTATGAGGGGATCGCGAAAATCCTCCGCTCGGTTATGCAGCCCATGGAGGCCATTGACACGGACGACATACTCCCCGAGATCGACGACCACTTCATGGAGCGTATAATGGGCTCTCTCGCAGAGTCGGGAGCTGGCGGTATACCCAACGGCCAACAGGCTCCCGGCTCTGTTCCCCTTAACCTCGCAGGACAGTTGACGGGTGGACAGGAGACCGCAGTGTTTCAACAGCCTGGAGCGCGGCGGCCCGAGATGGCCGGGGGTGCGGTGAGATGATAAGCCCATCTACAGAAGTGCTGGAAATACTGGCGAAACATGGGAATGGCATTGATTTCAATAGATTCTTTCAGTGGATACACAAAGCCCGTGAAGCCGCGCTGAGCAGTATCCGCACGGAGCGGGATCACAGCGAGCTGATGAAGATTCAAGGCGAACTGGCCGTACTGGATGAGCTGATTGCCGCACACATCGACGCTGAGAAGATACTGAAAAACGCTCAGGAGTTCAAGGCACGGCAGGATCAGGCGCGGGAGGCACATGGATCAGGTTAGGTGCCCAAAGTGCAACAAGCTCCTGGCCGAGGCCAAGGACGGGCGGGTTCGCATAAAGTGCCCGAAGTGCAAGACGTTATCCACGTATGTGGATGGGAAGACCAGAATCAGCAGCGTTGTCGAGGCGGAAGAGCTTACCGCAGTAGCGTAGACGCACCCGATCTTTGACAGTCGAATAAGAGTCCCACGAGGACCGTCATCAGCTCAGAGCCCGTAATCCGGGTGATTGGGCAATGGCGGTCTTTTTTTTGCCCGCAGTGGCCAGACGGCTTTGCCGCGGCCTCGGGATGCGGGTTGACGTGCCGGATACCAATCAGGCCCGGCGATAAAATCACCGCCATACATGCGGCCATAGAGCCATACATGCGGCACACCAAGGAGAACACACAGAAATGGGCAAGTCACCAGACGATAAAAGAGGGCCGGAAATGAGGCCCAAGGAACACGCAAAAGCGCAACAGGCCAAGCTGATGGCTGAGTTCGGCATCAAGGGCACACCGGAAGGGACACCGCCTGCACCACCTGCACCGCCAGCGGCCCCTGCCGCACCCCCGGAGACACCCCCGGCCCACACGACGCCGGAGGGCACCCCGCAGAACCAGCAGCAGCCGACACCGAACAATGACGGACAGCCTGCCCCTGACGGACTTGTCTCAAAGGCGATGTACGACAAGCTCATGCAGTCGTACAGGACATTACTGGGCAAGTACAACAAGGAGGTCGCCGAGGTAAGAGGCGACGGGAAGGGGCTGTACAAGGGCAGCGAAGGAGCGTCGAAGTCGGGCGGAGAGAACGCCAACGCCGGAGACCCTAAGCTCATGCAGACGATCAACGAACTGCAAGGGAAGGTCGAAGCGCTACAGGCAAAGCTCGACGAGAAGGCACAGAAAGGCGCGAAGACGCCTGCACCGGCAGCCGATCAGACCGAACTCTACAAGAAGATGGAAGAAGAGTTCGGGCCGGAAGCGGCAACCCTCATGGTGCAGTACGTTCAGCACGCCATAACCCCCATCCAGCAACATGCGAAGAGCCTCGCGGAAGCGGAAACGCAGAAGCAGGCGAAGGCGCGCGAGGACAAGCAGTCAGCTTTCTTCGCATCACTGGATGCGGCACTCCCCAACTGGCCGGTCATCAATGATTCGGAAGACTTCTGGACGTGGGCTGAGGGGACGGTAAAACCCGGAACCGGACAGACCTACGGGAACCTGGTATATAGCGCGCGTGATCGTGGTGACGCCGGGACAGTAGCAAGCCTGATGAAAGAGTACGCCAGCGCACACGGGATGATTTCCACGGCGGGCGGATTCGACGGGCTGGCTGGTCCCGGTGGCAATAACTCAAGGTCCGCTGGTAGCGGACTTAACGAGGGCGATCAGGGCGGCAAGTTCGATCCACAGGTGTTTCAAGAGGGCATGGCGGAAATCGCCAGGATGCGGCGTGAGAAAAAGCCGCAGGCGGCGATAGAAGCCAAGAAAGCAGCTCTCTCCAAGCTGACAGGGATCGAAATCACATAGCCGGATGGCCGCTCTCGTGGAAAGGTAAACCACCATGAGCGTTCCGTATGTCACTGGCGGTGTTGATTACACCACCGCCACAGGAAACAAGTACATCAGGCTGGCGTTTGCAGCAAACTCCATCGAGCGTTTCTACAACGAGACGTTCCTGTACCAGATCACCACGACCAAGTACAGCGGTGAGATCACCAAGAAGGGCGACAGCGTGGTCATCGCCACCCGGCCCACGGTCACGATCAGCGACTACGACAAGGGGCAGGAGATCAACTGGCAGCTCCTTGAGAGCGAGCCTGTGACCATGACCGTGGACCGCGCAAAGTCCTTCGCGTTCCTCATGGACACGATTGACTTCACGCAGATCGAGGACGCAGCCTCGAAACTGAAAGAGGCTGAGGAAGACTCCTCCGAGCAGATGGCGGAAGTCATCGAAACGGCATTGCTCGCCGATGTCTACGTTGACGCCCATGCCTCGAACAAGGGCACGGCGGCAGGCGCGAAGTACGGCCTGTTTAACCTCGGTACCACGGGAGCCCCGGTGGTCGTGACCGAGCACAACGTCCTCAACATCTTCAACCAGATGACGGGCGTGGCCAACGAGCAGAACTGGCCGAAGTCCGGGCGGTGGGCGGTCATCCCGTCGTGGATGGACTCCATCATCATGGACTCCGACCTCAAGCCTGTCAGCGTGTCCGGTGACAGCACGAGCCTGATCCGTTCCGGCATGATCGGCAAGATCGGCCTCTGGTCAGTGTACTCCACGAACCTCTATACCTCTGTCACGGACAGCGGATACGAGTGCTTCAACATGATCTTCGGTCACGAGTCCGCCATCGGGTTCGTGTCGCAGCTCGTGAAGGTGGAGTACCACGAGCAGTTCGAGAATACCTTTGCCAAGGGCATGAAGGGGCTGAACGTCCACGACTGGAAGGTCGTGAAGCCCGAGAGCCTGGGCGTGGTCTACTGCCGTTACGGCGGTCGCTCGCTGGTCTAAGACCGCAGCGGCTGGTTGAACACTAACCCAATCCCCCTCTCCGGGCCGGATACCCGGTTCGGGGAGGGGGGATAAGGAGACACTGACATGAGTAACTACGCAACGCTTCTGACGGGACAGTCCACGGCGAGGCCCGCGGTGCGGAAAAACGACTCCTTCGTGCGCGAGGTCGAGCTTGACTTCGCAACGATCAACGGGAGCAGCGGCGTCGTGCAGAACGATACCGTTGACCTGTTCACGATCCCGGCCAACACCCTCGTGGAGAAGGTCATCATGGAAGTCCTCACGGTCGAGGGCGCGGCCTACACGGTGAGCATCGGCGACAAGGGCGGCACAGCTGCCCGCTTTATCAGCGCGGGCAGCGTGAACTCGCTGGCCTACCTCAAGACCGGGGACAACTCCGAGAACACCTCGGGCTACGTATTCAAGGCCGCTGGCGTGGTCCAGCTCCTTGCCGTCACCTCCGGCACCTACGACGCGGCCAAGATCAGGGTCATGGCGTTCTGCCGCGACATCTCGGCCTAAGGAAGGCAAAGGAAGGAGACAAATATGGCTGAGAGAGAAGACTACAGGGTTGGCGTCTTAACGAGGCTCGGGGTCGCGAACGCCGACAGTGGCGTCAGCGTGCTCGAATTCAACGCCTCGAATCACTACACCCTCGCGCGCGGGGCCACGATACCCTCTGGCGTGGCCAAGTACGCCGTTGGGTGCCTGTTCGTGGATACGTCCACGGGTGAGCTGTACGTCAACACCGGGAGCGCTACGTCATGCACGTTCCAGGCCGTTGGAGACCTGACAACCAAGGCCACGGACGGGCTCAGAAGCGTGAAGGTGGCGAGGGCCACGTTCGCGTGGGATGACGCATGGGCAGACGGCGTTGCCTTCGGCCTCGGCGTGACCCTGCCGGACAACGCGATCATCACGCGCGCGTACTACGACGTGCTGACCACGTTCGCCGGAGACGGCGACGATACCTCGACCATCAGCCTGCTCCTGCCCACGGACGGGGATCTCGTGGCCGACACAGCCATCAAGACCGCGGGCGATGCGTGGGACGCCGGGCTGCATGAATGCATCCAGGACGGCACAGCGGCGAACATGAAGAAGCTCACTGCCGCACGCGAGCTTCAGGCGCTCGTCACGATTGCCGCAACGGATACCGCCCTGACAGCGGGCGAACTCGTGCTGTTCGTGGAGTACGTCGTCAGCGGCTAACCAAAACGGGGGAGGGGCTATTTCACGGCCTCTCCCCCTGAAACGTGAGGAATCGACATGGCGGAAGCCGGGATATTACCAAACAGAATACCTGTACAGGCCGCGGCTCAGACGCCCAGTCAGGCAATGATTACCGCACAGAACGGGTCGCCGCAGGCGTCAGCCAGCTTTGCACTGGGGGCAATGTGCGGCACGCACCTCGTTACCGTGTTCTTCACGGGTACGGCTCCGACTGCCATCACGGCGGTGCTCGCGTTGTCTGAGAACGGCACGGTCTTCGGAACAGCCGCAACCCATGTGTTCACGGCGACGCAGTTGTCCGAGGGCGCGGCATTATTTCAAGCGAACGTGGAAGGACTGTACGCAAAGGTGACGATCACCTATACGGGCGGAGACGCCACGACGCTGGTCAGCGCGACCATGACATCCGCGGCAAGGGGGTAGCCCATGGATGGTATAAAAGTCTACCGCCTTGCGATTACCGCACCAAAGGTCACTGTTGACAACGGCAGTGCTGCCGCTCCGTCGTGTGTGGTTGGGCAGGATGGGAACGGATTTTACCGTTACAATTCCAACAACATCGGTCTATCCATAGGCGGAGCCTTGAAGTGGTTGATTGGGGCTATATTCCAGTCTGGAAGTAGCACTGGGCCCTACATGAACGTCGTAGGCTCTGCGACGCAGCCAGCCTATGGTTTTGTTGGGGCCGCATTGACTGGAATGACCGTGGTCGCCACCGACGACCTTCGGCTGATTGCAAGCGCTCAGAGCGTGCTTCGGGCGCGCAATCCCACGGGCGTGGCGAACCAGGGCATTGTCGATGTGCTCGGGTACTCACTCAAGATCTACACTTCAAGCCCTCCGGCGAGCGCTGCCGATACCGGAGAGGCTGGAGAGATCAGGTGGGACACCGATTACGTGTATGTATGCGTCGCTGCAAACACATGGAAGCGCGCCGCGCTTTCAACCTGGTAGGAGGGATTCATGAAGGATTACGAAGCGCGAAAGGCTGCTGGCGAGGTCGAGGTAGGCAAGGCTCCAGATGGGAGGACATTCCTCTTTATCCGCGAAGGCGGTCAGGCCGCCAAGACCTACCTGGAGGCAAGTTCCGTACAGGCTGAGATCGACAGGCTTACGGTAGAGGCCGAGCAGCAGGAGGCGGATACGCTTGAGCCCGCGGTCGAGATCCGCGCAAGGGTCGCCGGGTTCGAGAGCATGAGAAACGACTTGGCCGCAGTGTAAGCTGCGTAAAACGAAACACCCGAGGAGGAATAACAGACAATGAGCATACAGGCGGAAGAGCTTGCAGACGGAGCGTTCGTAACAACCTCTGGCGCGAAGATCGAGTTCAGGTTCATCAAGAAGGCATCGGATCCCGCGAACAAGAACTCCGTTCGCATCCCCACCAAAGCACTGCTTGATCGGCACGATATGGTGCCCTGCGACGAGCACGGCAACACGCTCGGTGCGCATTCTGGCGATGTCGAGGAATCCGGCATGGACGTACTGCGAAAGCAGATGGCCGCCATGCAGACGGACATTGATGCCCGCGAGGCTGCCATAGCGCAGCGTGAAGCCGAGATCACGAACAAGGCCATGGCAATGGCTGAAAGGATTAAGGATCTGGAGGACCAGCTTGCCGCCGCACGCTCCCAGGGCTTCGGGTCTACCGATGAGGGGAAAGCCATTGACACAAGCTCCATGACCGAAGACGAGAAGCTGGAACACATCGTGGACGCTATCGGGAACATGGATCCGAAACGCGTCGATCACTGGACATCCGGCAAGCTTCCTCGCGTCGAAGTGCTGGAGACCATATCCGGGATAGATTACATTACCGGGGACCAGCGCGCGACGGCATGGGAGCGGTTCATGAAGGAAAACCCGAAGTTCGAGATCGGGCCGTTCAACGCACCGGGGAGAACCTAACCCGTGACCGTGGGCGAATTCATAAGCGCGTTCACGACGAAGCTCCTTGACGACAACGTCGGTATAGACGCAGACAAGGCATGGACCGAGGCTGACAAGTATGGCTATCTCAACTCCGCGCTCAGGGCATTTTGCCGTGAGGCATACGGGATCATTGACCCGAACACGGTTGATGAGACCTTGGCCACGGGCGCGATCACGCTGACCGGGGCCACCGGGAGTATCAGCAAGGTCGAAGTCAACGGGGTGGTGATCACGTCCGGGCCTGTGGCATTTGACACAGACCTAACCACGACTGCGGCAAATCTCGCCAACAACATCAACGCCCACACGAGCAGCCCGAACTACACGGCGACTGCGGCGCTCGCGGTCGTAACCATATCGGCGGTGCCTGGCACCGGGTCGAACCCCAATACGTATGCGGTCGAGACCACGACCGGAGCCGGAGACCTTGCGGCGGCCAATGCCTCGATGAGCGGTGGGAATGCGCTCACAAGGATTTACATCGTTCCTGGGCAGGCGCTCTACCAGCTCGACACGCGGATACGCAAAGTGCTGAACGCCAGGCTGAGTTCGAAGACCAGCCCTATGGCGAAGTACGACGTTGACCAGCTCAGTAGCCTCACCTATGCGTGGGAGAGCCGGGAAGGCGTGGCGAATGGGTACGTGCTCGACTTTAAGGACGGATGGTTGAGACTGGATCGCGTTCCCCTTGTGGCTGACACGATAGAGCTTCGCGTGCAGCGCGACCCGCTCAAGCGGTATGCGACCACGGACAGCGCTGATGTGATTGAACTCCCGGAGGACTCAGAGGACGCGATCATGGAGTACATGGCATGGCGCGCCTACATGAAGAACGACGAGGAGGCATTCAGGCCGGACAAGGCGAACATGCACAAGACGACGTGGGATGAGATGGTTACAGACCTTGCGGCCCGGAAGATCCGCAAAACATATCACGGCGGCGGGATCAGGCCGCGGCTGGCTCACACGTAGAGGCGAAAATGGTCAAGGTGCTGAGATATAAGGGATTCCGTGGCATATCCGAGGAGGATGTGCGCGGGGTCTCTGCGTCCGGCGACCTGAGTGTTTGTGAGAACGTGGACCTTCACGATGAGTTCAACCCAATCACTCGCGATGGGTATTCCGCAGCCAAGGTGGCTGGTGTCTTCCATAGCTTGGCCGCTTTTGGCCAGATATGCCTGGCGGTGAAGGATGGAGCGCTTGTGCGCGTCAACCCGAACTACTCAATCGAGGAGATGCTGGCCGGGGTCGGGCCGCTGCGCGTGGATTACGCGGAGGTGAACGAGGTTGTCTACTTCACGAACCCATTTGCCAACGGCATGGTCGTGGACGGGCGGTACGAGGCGTATGTGGAGCCCGAGAGTGTGTACGACGAGATCACGGACGAGAGTGGAGCCGGTAGCGGCATTCCATCGCCAAAGATCAAGCCACCCAAGGGGCACATGCTCTGCTACCACAACGGACGGCTTTATGTGGCTGTGGGTTCGATCATCTACTACTCGGACAGCATGAATCTGAGGTCATTCGACGAGGAGCAGGCGATCCCGCTTGGCGGGATTCTCAGGCTTATGCGCCCAGTCAGCGACGGGATATATATCAGCGACGGGACAGGGACATACTTCATGGCAGGGCGAGACGCCGACGACATGGCCCTCGTGAAGCTCACTGACGCGAACGCTGTTCCATTCGCCTCTACCATGGTCGAGGATGGCAGCGTGGTGGTGGGCGAAGACACGATCAGGGGCAGGGCAGTGGTGTGGGCCTCGGACGAAGGCATGTGCATTGGGGCAGACGGAGGGGTATTCATAAATCTCACGAGCAGGCGCTATCGGATGCCGTCAGGCATGGCCGATGGATACGCATATCACCGCAAACACGCTGGCGGACTGTCACAGGTTATCGCCGGGGTGAACACCATTTAGGGAGGCGTAACGCATGGCAACGCAGAAATTCAAGTTCTCAACAGGGATCAGAGACGCCGCGCTCGGGACGGCCAAGTTCGGCAAGGCGAGCTACCGCGAGCAGATGCAGGGCATGGTGCTCAAGATTTTCAGCGGGGCAGCACCTGCCAGCGTGGACGATGCGCAGACGGGCACGCTCCTCTGCACGATCACGAACAACGCAGCAACCGTGGCGGCCAAGCAGAAACTCTCGATAGCCATCACGCCCGTCAACGCCGCGACGTACACCGTGACCATCGACGGCGTGGCCATCAGCTACACGGCAGACGGCACCGCTACGGCAGCCGAGATCTGTGACGGGCTCGTGGCATTTATTAATGCCGTCACCCTCGGGGTCGTGGCGAGCAACGACGGCAGCGACAACCTCCTGATCGAGGCCGGGACCGCGGGCGTCCCGTTCGAGTACGCGGTCACTGACGACGACACCGGGACGAACCTCGTCGTGACCGTGGCGGTGGAGGACGCCTACGGGCTCCACTTCGAGACCGATGCCCTGGCAACGGATGGGGAGCTTGAGAAGGACGCCGCGCAGATATGGAGCGGAATCAACGCAGCTACCGGGACTGCCGGATACGCGAGGTTTGTTGAAGTCGGCGATGCTGGCGGAGCCTCGACCACTGCAAAGCGCGTGCAGGGCGCGGTGAATACCGCGAACGCTCCTGTAGAAGTGTCCAGTGTGTCGTTCGTGGTCGCTGCCTACACGAACATTACTGCCTTCAAGTTGACGCTCCCGGAAGTCTCGGCATAGAGGACTGATGTCACGGATCCGCTTGATAGGTGACGCCGTTGTGGCGGCAGGGTACGCCGGGTTCGCCCGGAAGAAGGCCCGCGCCATGCAGGACGGCTTGATCCGCAGCGAGAAGGCCAGCGCGGTCAAGAAAATCCAGATGCACAATGCCGTGATCCGCATTCTTGCGAGCCCGAAGGGCTATAGCGTGACAATCGAGGGTAAGGGAAAGAAGCTGTATATCATCGCTGCCGTAGGTGAAACCACCGCGACGTGGGGGCCGGAAACGCGGAAGTTCTATGCTCCAGATGGTACGGAGGTTCAGGAGCCAAAGGACATCCGCATATTCGATGATGGCAAGTACGTGCAGGACACGGCCGTGGTTGATTCTGACGACCCGGATGCACTCATCTACGCCTACGACCCGAGCGGGGTCGGTGTCGCGGCCACGATCAACAGCGGCATGGCTGCCCTGAAGGTTGAGGAAAGGACCGTGCGGTACATTCTCAATCAGGCAATGGAGGATGAAGTACATGATTTTCACGGTGACAGCATATGGGGAGTCGCTTCCTACAATTACTGTGCTGCCGATGTTTCGGCAATCTATGCCCCGTGGAAGCTCAAGGGCAAGGCAGGCATGGTGAGGTATGCCGGTGACGAGATAATATCCTTGCACCATCTTTGGTCAGGTCAACTAGGCATTGTTGCAACATCAGACAACGTCCAAAGCGGCTCGTTCGCCGACAACTCACCGAGGGCCGCGCGCATCTACCGTCAGGCCATTGGAAGCAAGGTTGGTCGTGAGTATATCGAACTGGAGTGTGGGCGCGATCCGGTGGTGCTCGCGACAAAACAGTTCGGCAGCGCGCCGGAAGTGGAGATCGTGCGCGCGGTTGATTTTGACTGGTTCGGCGGGACGAGCAAGGTCTACGACTATACCGGCGTCACGACACTCTCCACCCCGCCTGCGGTTCCCGTAGACGGCGAGACGCATATCGTCGGAGAGGCCCCCACCGGGGCGTGGGCGTCAATTATCCCAGGAACGGCAGTCAGATGGAACGCAGCGGGTCCGTATTGGGTAGCTGGCACCCGGATGCTCGCCCCATTCAAGCAGGAGAAATATTCCTTCACTGATCCCAAGACGGACGTGGATGAGTGGACAAGATGCTCTGATCCTGCGAACGACACCTGCCATTACCTTCTGCCCGGACTGTCAAGCGGTGTGGAAACTATATCCGATGATGTGCTGCTCCCATTCGGGATCGGGCCTGATGGACTGACCGGAGTGAGGAACAGGAAGGCCAGCGACATGGCAACGGCGAACATGGCTGTTGTGTGTAATGGACAGGTCGTGGAGGCTACGGGCGACCTCGATACGGTAGTGCTTCACAGCACAGACGCCTACGGCCCGGTCATCATACTCCCGGTCAGGTTTGAGGTCATACACTCGCACCACGATGGACATCACAACGCCGTGGTGTTCCGTAAGACCACGGTACAGGAATACTCAAGCGAACTCCTGCCGTACAAGATGTGGAACTCGGGGATTGGGGCGAACGCCCAAGTCCGCAAGACCACGGTTCGCTCGATCATGACGTACCACATCAACGTGAATGGGATCACGCACGATCTCCCGTATACCTGTGAAATCCGCGAGTACATCATGACACTCGCGCCCGACGCCTATTCAGGGCCAGCTGTGCCGACTTTATCCTTCCTGCACACGAATCCCTGGGTTGACGTGGGGTACGATGCTGACGGTGTGGAGCTTGACGGAAGCGACGCGAACCGGAACATGACGCGCGTATTCACCTCCGCGACGCCCGGACTCCTCATCCTCGCGGTCGATGCATTCCCGGTGAAGTACCGTCACAGCCTGAATCAGAAGGCAGTGCTTTACGATGCGATTACCTATCAGGCGCTCGTACCTGAGTATGACGAGGTAGTGAGTCCGAAAAACTGGCCGACTACATCTGACGGAGATTACCCAGATGCCCCTGACCGGCTGTGGAGGCTCTTCCATCGTGGCGGCGGGCATGTGATGGATGCCAAAACTCCAATGAAGGCCGATGGCGTCACCGCATGGAATCGCGTGAACGGCCTCGCGCTTGTGGAGGTGTAGGATGCCACAGGACGACAATTTCACACTGCCATGGTACGCAATCCCAACAGGGGAATCCTATACCCTTCCTGATGGGAGTACGTTTACGAAGTACAGCCTTGCCCCAGTGGGGGCAGGGAACACGGATCCTATGGACCCTGCGAGCGGGAACGCAAATAAGCCAAGCAATGCGGCACAGGCAACGCCGGGCACCGTCCCGTACACGAAGCCCGTCTACCCATATGCTGAGTTCACGTACAAAGAGATCAGCAGCGGGAAGGTGGAGTTCAAGGATGCGAGCATAGGGTATCCGTCCAAATATCACTGGGAGTTTGGTGACGGCTCCACCTCCACCGTGCCATCGCCGACACACAAGTATCAGATCCCTGGGTCATATGAAGTCTACCTCTCAGTGACCACGGAGAAGGGCACGAATACGAAGGGCGCTACCGTCACTGTGGCTGGAACCGTCTCCCCAAGTATCGCATTCACCGCGCATAAGGCAGGTCTCACGGTCACGTTCGCCGATGCGTCCACGGGGGTTCCATCAGGTGCAGGCTTGCAATGGGATTTTGGTGATGGGACAACAGGGAGTGGGCTGAATCCAGTTCATGAATATCAGGAGGCTGGAGCATACACCGTTACGCTTGATGCTGGAGCCTATGGCACTTCATCCCAGGCACTGAATGTGGTGGACCAACAGTTCACGGACGATCTTCTATTCAGCTTCGATAATGCCGATGGTGTGTCGGCTGCAACGTACACTCCCGATAGCGGAGACCCCGCCTATGTTGTGCAGGGTGCAGGGACTACAAACCCCGCCCTCGTTTACATCAGCGGCGGTAAGATAACCCTTTCGGGCGTCTATGTCGGGCTGCAATGGTACCCAGACATATCCGCATTGCCATCCACAAGGAACTCGAATCCGTCAGATTGGCGACAGCTTAAAGTAAAGGTTGCGCTCACTGGCGATGGGTATTTAGGCGCGTGGATGTATGACCTCGGTTTTGATATAGATGGCGGCTTTATCACTGAAATTTACTGTGGAAGCGTCTATCTGGCCGGGTCATCTGGAATTGCCGCAGGATCGGGGCAGACCGTAGTGCTGGCCGCGAACGATATACTGAAAAAATATTACCTCTTCGTAGACGATGTGCTTGAGTTGGAGGGATCATACACCGGGACGTTCGACCCTTATCAGAGGCCACATATTGCTGTTTCCACTGATGCTGCTGGCGGCACAATCACGCTGTACGAGTTCTCGGCCTCAAGCGAGGAGTACGTGGAGGTGCTGAACGAATCGAGAATCCCCGCTGCCGCATTTGCGATAAGCCCAAAGACCGGGGATGCACCGCTCACAGTGCAGTTTGATAATAACTCGCTCAGGGCGGATTCATACGTGTGGGAGTTTGGGGATGGATCAACGAGCACGGCGGAGAACCCGTCGCACGTTTACGCGAATGGAGGTATCTACGCTGCCAGGCTGACGGCAACGAATACTGAGTCCGGGCTCACGAGCACCTATATCATGTCGATCACGGTTGAATCCGTGGCTCTGGAGCTTGCGTTCTATACCCCAGTGGCGAAGTTCACGCCATCCCTTTATGTGGCCGAGCAGGGGCAGGTCGTGAGCTTCATAAACACGACCACGGGCGCGTTCACGAGTGCATGGGATTTCGGAGATGGCGGAACGTCAACAGTGAAATCTCCGTCGCATGTGTTCCAGAGTCCGGGTAATTACAATGTAGCGCTCACGGTGACTGATTCCGTCACCGGGCTGTCAACATCGTTCAGGATACCGATCATGATCGTGGCCGTAGGAGCGTCTACGTCTCACTCCGACGCCGCCCCAATAGTTGAGGCCATCGCAGACACGCGAAGCATCCTGAAGGGCGGGGTGGTGGAGTTCTCGGCAAGCGCCACGAACCCGGTTGATTCCTACGCATGGGACTTCGGCGACGGATACGCTGCCAGCGGGGCAGCGGCATCCCACTCATATCAAACAGCCGGGACATACACCGTCACCCTGACCACGACGAACTCCAAGGGGACATCCATACAGACGTTCTCGGTCGAGGTGGCTGACGTGAAGTTCGCTGGAACGGGGCTCGCGCTGTACTACCTGATCGACAAGGTGAACCATCGAGTGCATATTTTCGACTCCGCGGGAAAGCTCACGGGATCATTCGGCGGGCTTGGGAGCGGAGACGGAGAATTTATCAATCCAACGGCAGTGCTGCCGATAGTGGCGAAAACATAAGGAGACCATATGGGATCGACGACTGATAACTTCGAATTCTACCTTCCCGATCTAGGCGAAGTGGGAACATCGTGGTATGACGATGTGAACGCCAACTTCACGAAGTTGGATGGGATGCTCGACACGATTCTGACCAAGGACAATGAAGTCCTTATCAAGGACGGGAACGTCCTGTTCAAACCAGCATAAGGAGATATGACCATGAGTGATGCCCGGACAGAACTGGACGCAAGGCTCGCAACCGTTACAGGGATCGACGCGAAAACCATCGCCACGACCTCGCTCTACACCGTGCCCACGGGCAAGACGTTTATCCCCACAAAGGTGGTGATCCGCGTTACGGCCTTCACGGTAGGAGCAAAGGCGGTGCAGGCTGCATTCACGCTCGGCGGCAACGGAGCATTCGATGACTTCAAGGCATCGAGCAACCCGACCATCAGTGCCCTCGGGCAGGTGGCGATTATGACTGCTGAGAACGCCGCCTTCGCACAGCAGGATGCTGGAGACGTGTTTTCCATCGACATTGCTACCGCCTCGGACGCCACGACCGAGACCTGGGCCGTAGACGTGTTCGGATACCTCATCTAGAGGACTGAATGAGCTTGTACGAAACCAGATGGGGATTGTTCGCGTGGGGCTCGGCAACGAGCGCATGGGGATTTGCCGCGCCCACCGATCACGTCTATGTGGTGGACTCAGGCAACCATCGCGTTCAGGAATTCCTCGCGGATGGGACATACGTCTCCCAGTTCGGAAGCTACGGGTCGGCAGACGGCGAGTTCATCAACCCCTACGGGATTGCCGACGACGGCGAGTTCCTGTACGTCACCGACTCGGGCAACAACCGCGTCCAGAAGTTCCAGTACGATGGCACGCACGTCCTGACGTTCGGCTCGACCGGAACCGGAGAGGGGCAGTTCAACACCCCTATCGGGATAGCGGTAAACGACTCCTACATATTCGTCGTGGACTCGGGCAACAACCGCATCCAGATATTCATGAAGGACGGGACGTTCCTCTTCGAGTTCGGAGAGTACGGCAGCGGATACCTTCAATTCAACGGGCCAACTGATATTGCGGTTGACGATACGAACATCTACATCGAGGACGACGGCAATAGCAGAACAGTCATTGTGCCGCTCTCGGGCCTCGGGTGGGGTGCATACTGCGACGCTTTCACTGATGTGCCCGATGGGCAGGTTACGGCCTTATGTGGTGTTGTCGGATCCGTAGACGCGACTGCACCTATAGCACACGGCCTTGGGAAAGCCCTGAATGGTATTGTCGGGTCTGTAAACGTAACACTGGACAACCCTGCGATAACCATAGACATGGGCGGGGCAGTAGAGGCGGAAGCGACCACACCGACCGGGCAGGCTACAGGGCTCTCTGGAATAGTCGGTAAGGTGGACGCTTTACTCACGAATCCAATTGGGCAGGCGTATGGACGTATAGACGAAGTGTGCTCGGTGGACGTGGAGGTGACAAGCCCGGGTGGCGTTGCCAAGGTCTTGTGCGGGGTAATCGGCTCCATCGACGCGCATGCAGCCCCTGCCACCGTGGTGTCCGGTAAGCTCTATGCCGGTGTTGTTGGCTCAGTGGAAGGTGAGGCGGATGTCCCGTCAACCGTGGTTACTGGAGGAGCCAGTGTTGAAGGCACCTGTGATGTTGAAATCGACTCACCGATAGGGTCGTGTTATGCGGTGGAGGCTGCTGCATGAAGAAGGCCATTGCAATGAATACCAGCCATCTTGGCGTAAGCGAGTACACCAACTGGCCATTCAACTCCATGGCCACGTTCAATGGAAAGGTTCTTGCTGCCGATGGAAGCGGTCTTTACGAGATAGGCGGAGAAGTGGATGACGGTGAGGATGCGATCTCATGGAGGCTCAGGACGCATTTCGCAGACCTGCATGATGAGGTTGTCCACCGTCCGCGCGAGGCCCGGGTCTCGTTCAGGTCATCGGGGCCGGATGATTTGACGTTCGTGCTGGTGGAAGAGGAAGGGACAGAGCGCGAGTACCAAGTTGCCTTTGACGACACACGAGTGAGCAAGGTCAACGACATGCGCGTGAAGTTTGCGAAGGGGCTCAGGGGTGGCAGGTACTGGGCTTTCGAAGTGAAAGGCTCGGTGAAAGCTGAGATTTTAAATATTGATGTGTTCGCGCACCCAGTACCGCATAGGAGGCGGTAGCCAATGAGTGAAATATCAGAACAGCTAGCTAAAATGAAGGAAATAGCTGATAGTGCGCTTATCTCTGCGGATCAGATGCTGACAAATGCCGGATTCGCAGCGACCGGACTCGCAAGCAGTTCGAGTATCGGACAGCTGGCGTCGGAACTGGAAGGCTTTGAGTACCCGGCATATCCAATATTCAGCTCGTCTGGTACGCCGGACGCCCCTGAACTGGTAGAGCCTGATGCAGAAAAACCGGAGTTGCCGGAGATTGGCGATTACTCGTTCGATGTCATGGCGGTGCCGGATCCGCCTAATATGAGCTATGAAATATCCATGCCGGACGCTCCGTCCGGTGAGATCCCAGTGAACACTGCTACAAGGCCGATTCTCGACATTCCGGTAGCACCCCCGGTGATAGAGATAACCTTACCGGACGCTCCATCACTCACCGAACTGACGATTCCCGAGCCGCCGACGCTGGAGCTGCAAAGCTTTAGCGACGGTTTGGAATCAAGGAATGTAGATCTGCCGAGCGAATCAGGATTCACCTACTCACCAGAGCGCTATGACTCCACGCTGAAACAGGCTCTCCAGGACTGGCTTGTCTACATGGTCAATACTGGCGACGATGGACTGGGTGCCGGAGTTGAAGACGCGCTGTTCGAGCGAGATAGAAACCGCATGAAACAGGAGTACGACGATGCGGAGCAAAAGATAAATGCCAACTGGGCTGGGCGCGGCTTCCCCGTGCCAAACGGGATGCTCCAATCAGCTCTCAGAAAGCTCAGATTTGAGCACTTCGGAAAGCGCGTGGAACAGTCGCGCGACATCGCCGTTAAGATGGCCGAGCTGGCCCAACTGAACAGGCAGTTTGCCGTACAGCAGGGTATCTCACTCGAAGGCATCCTGATCCAGAACCACCAGGTGTTCTGCGAACTAACCATGCGCGCTCAGAAGACGGCATTCGACGTGTCCGTGGCGGTCTTTGATGCGAACGCGGCGCTCAGGAACCTTGAGCTTCTGGAGTATCGAGCGAAGCTTGAACAGTTCTCCATGCTGATCCAGAACGAGCAGTTGAAGCTCGTAGCCTACAAGACGCAGATCGAGGCGGAATCACTCAAGACCGAGACCAACAAGGCTTTGATGGTGGAGTACCAGGCTCTTGTGGATGCGCAGCTTGCGCGAATCAAGATCTACGAGGCACAGGTGGAAGCGTACAAGGCCCGCGGACAGATCGAGACGGTCAAGGCCGAGATGTACAGGATGGAGTTGCAAGCCTATGAGGCCGAGTTGTCGGCCACGAACGCGCGGTTCGGGCTCTACCGGACTCAGGTGGATGGTGAGACGGCCAAGGCGGCTGTGTACCGCTCTCAGGTAGAGGTATACGGCGTGCAGGTGGCAGGGTTCCGCGCACAGATTGATGCGAATACCGCTAACCTGAACGCTCAGCTCAGATCCGACGAGGCCAGGCTGAATCGCTTTAACTTTGAGATTGCAGCGTATATGAAGGATCTTGAGGCTGCCGCGGGCATCAACAGGAACCTCACCGACATCTATAGCGCTGAGTCCAATGTGTATAGGAGCCTCGTAGACCTCGACGTGGAGCAAGCGCGGGCGTTTTCCGAGCATGACAGGACACTTCGGAGCATTGCAAACGAGAATGTGAGGTTGAAGATCGAAGCAGTACAAGCGGAGTTGGAGCTGTTCAAGGTAGGGGCTCCGATAGAGGTAAAAGCGAAGATCGAGATTGCAAAGGTCTATGAGAGCCGCGCACAGGCAGCCCTGGAGAGCATAAATGCAGTGGTGCAGGAAGTCCACCAGGTAATAGAGTACGCAACTACACCTACACCTACACCTACGGTTTAAACAGGAGGCGACGATGGGACTGAAAATAGATGAGATAGATCCTCGTAGAAGGAACGTACATATGGATACGAGGATTGTGCCCGGGGTTCCTCCTCCCGACGCTGGAGCTGCGGCAGGCATAGCGGCGAACATCGGCCCCGACCCGAACGCGAGGCCGAAGCGCGGCCTGCAATATCCTGCCCCGCCGACCCCGAGCCAGGCAGCTTTGGCCTACGCCATGCCCACGGCTCCGGCCTCGGCCCCGGCAGTGCAACAGCCTGCTCCGGCAGCGGCACAGCCAGGACAGCAGCCAGCGGCAGCACGGCCAAAGCGGCGCGGGATCGGGCCTCGCAACGTCACCACGAACCCTACGGAAGCCGATCTGAGGCAGTATGGATCGGGGCCGTCCTTTGTGCCTGGCAACCAGCAACAGGGTGGCGTTGATTACGGGATGGGCGCGGGCACGAGGTCTATAGCAGGCACCATGGAGATGGACGCCTACACCATGGAGCCCACGATCAACGTCACTGGCACGCTGGACGAGCTGTTATCCAGCGCCATGAGGGTCGTGCAGTACAAGAGCAACCAGAACAGGCGAACCGCTACGTTCAAAACCCTGCTCGACACAAACGCGGGTTATGACATGGCCCGCATTGCCGGGCAGGTAAAGGACCGCGAGGGAGCCAGGCAGGCGGAAACAGACACGCGCCGCATACAGACAGAGGATACCCGGAGCCAGCGCGGGGAAGCGCTCGACCGTGATCGGCTGGCCCTCGACACCCGCGCGCAGGATCGTGCGCACGCAAACCGCCGCATCGATATGAGGCGCGAAGACGGGCAGAGCAGACAAAATCGCTTCACGCAAACATACACGCAGATACTGAAAACCCTCAAGGACAGCGCCGAGATCCAGGACATGACCGACGAGGAGGTGCAGAATGCGGCCATGAAACAGACAGAGGAAGCGATTCGGCGTGCCGACATGCAGATAGCCGATGCCCAGACGCGCGTTGCCGATCTCAGGGCGCAGATGAAGAATGACGGGTATACGGATGACGAGATCGAGACGATAATATTGAACGCAGGCATTTACTAGGCCGGCCAGGGAGAGCACTTGGGCATATACGAAGACAGCCAGGGACAGGATGCCGACGAGATAGCGCCGGGGGTGCGCCTGAATGGGCGGCCTGACCCACGGACGTACCTTGAGCAGTACCGGAACCCTGTCAACGAGGCCATGGGCTCGGGTATCGACAGTATGGGCTCGGATGCCGACGAGATAGCGCCGGGGGTGCGCCTGAATGGGCGGCCTGACCCACGGACGTACCTGAACAAGTACAGGGCGAAGGCACCAGAATCAACTCCCGTGCGCGCGGAACCCGAGCGGCAGGACAGTTCCATGCTCACAGAGCTTGGGCGCGGTTTCATGCGCGGCACGCACCAGGCCGTTGGCGCGCTCCACGGAATGAGGGCAATCGCAAACACCATCGGCGAGGACGATACCGAGGACGTGCAGAGCGCGGTGGAGGGGTTCGAGTACCGGGAGCGCAAAGCAGCCGAGTACCAAGCGGCAGTGCCATCGTTCACCGATATTGAGGATGTAGGGACATTCGCGGAGTACGCAGCCGGGAAGCTTGGGGAACTCCTGCCATCCATCATCGAGACCGTGGCCTTTACCATGGGCGGGGCGGCTATCGGGGCCGCTGGCGGCAGTGCGGCAGGTCCGGCAGGAACCGGGGCCGGGGCCGTGAGCGGTGGGCTGGCAGGGCTTGCTGGCGGGGTGCTCAGGAAAAGCGCCCTTCGCGGGTTCGTCAAACAGCAGGTGAAAACCAACCTCAAGGGCGGGATGGAGCGCGCAGCAGCGATGCAGCTTGCCGAACGGCAGGCCAAAGACCTCACGATGCAGCAGGTGCAGCGTCTTGCGATCGGTCGCGCGAGGCAGCTTGGGGGTAACGCTGGCATGGCGGCAGGAGTGTTCCCGCTTGAGGCTGGCGGGAACATGATGGAGGCGTACCAGGAGACTGGCGAGATGAACCCCTACAGCGCTATTGCCACTGGCGCAGCCTCGACGGCGCTTGAGTTCGCGAAGGGGTTCTCAGGGCTAATAAGCGACCTCACGGCTGGTAAGGCGTTCAGGGAGGTGGCTCGGGATGTTGGGGAGGATGCGGCAGGCCGAGGACTCTCGGCATTCCTCAAGAAGCTCGGAAAGAACGCTGCGGAGCAAATCCCGGCTGAGTTCGGGCAGGAGTTTGGGCAGGAGTTCCTTTCGAACCTGAACACGTACCTGAACGATCCTGAAACACCCCTGTTCGACCGTGAATCCATTGTCCGGTATCTGGACGCCGGGTTTGCTGGTGCCCTTGGTGGTGGGGTGTTCACGGCAGTTGGAACAGCCTCAGACTTCATGGAGTCGCGTGGGAGAGACCGCAGAGAGGCGCGCAAGGAAATGCGCACCCAACTTGCGGAGGCTCAGGCGGCAGGGTTTATCTCGCCACTGGACGAGCCCATGAGGCTTGCAGCTCTCGCCGATGAGGAAGCAGCCGCGAGCGTGGCCGCCACGAGCCCGCAAAGTCCATGGGAAGAGGCAGGGGCGACCGACGAAGAGCTTGACGCCGCCGACGTAAACGTGGGTGCGCGCGAGGGTGCCGCAGCCTTGGACGCTATGCGCGGAGGGGTGAACCCGGCAAGGGAGGCCCGCGGGCGCGGTGGACTCACGAATCAGAACGACATGCTGGCCGATATGCGCGCGGCGATGATCGAGAACGCAGACCGCGA